TTTCATCAATGTTATATCTCCGTTTAGGTTGTCTAATTTGATTGCTGACATTTCTTCCGCTGCCCCGGTTGAATTGTAAATGCTTTCCGTAAGCGATTCAAAATCACTATCTGTTGCGTTCACGATTGTAAGCATACCTGCCATAGCATTTTTGCCAAATATCGTTGACGCTGCTTCAATTTGTTGTACCTGTGACAATCCCTCTGTTGTCTTTGACAGGTCGGCTATAATATCGTCATACTCTCTTAAATTTCCCTCTTCGTCCACCAAGTCAACACCAACTGACCCTATGCTGCTCCTAAGATTTTGCATAACCCCCATAAGGCTTTTTGTGTTTCCCTCGCTGTCTGTCATGGATATTCCTAATGAATCCATTGCTGACGCTACTGCGTCCGTTGGTGCTGCCATTCTAGCAAGTGCCGTCTTTAGTGAAGTTCCTGCTTGTGAGCCTTTTACTCCGGCATTTGCCATAGTTCCCAATGCAATGCTTAAATCCTCTGCTGAATATCCAAGTGTTCCTGCCGTAGACGCTACATAAGTAAATGCTTCTCCAAGCATACTTACATCTGTATTTGAACTTGTTGCGGTTGCTGCCAACACATCTACAAAATGGGTAGTATCTTCCGCTGTCATACCTAACGCTGATAATGCGTCTGTTACAATGTCTGATACTGATGATAAATCCTCTCCCGACGCTGCTGCCAAATTCATTACACCGCCGATACCGTCCAACATCTGCTCTGTATTCCAACCCGCCATAGCCATATATTCCATAGCCTGTCCTGCTTCGGTTGCCGTATAAGCCGTTGTTGCACCCATTTCTTTAGCCTTTTCCGCTAATCTTGTTAAATCATCTCCTGTTGCCCCGGAAATAGCCTGTACTGTAGACATTTGCTCTTGAAACTCTGCTGCCTTTTTAACAGGTCCGTTGTATATTGCCGTTCCTACCGCTGTTACCACGCCCGCAATCCCTAGCAACTGTGATTTTGTCTTTGAGATTGCTTCGTTGTTTTTGGCTTGTTTCTCTGTTATCTGTTGTACTTTTAACTGTGCTTTTTCCAATCTCTCATATTCCGACTTTAATTCCTCTGTCGATTTACTAAGATTGTCTGTATTTATCCCTGCTTCTTTCAGACTTTTTCCCATTTCGTCCAATTTGTCTTTTTCGTCTGACGCTGCATTTTTAGCCTTGGATAACGCCTGTGCTGCACTTTCTAACTGCTTTTTTTGCTCTTTCGTGGCATTATCGACATCCCCTATCTCTGACACTAATTTGTCATATTCCTTTTGTAACTCTGTAACCCTCGCTTGGCTATTTGCAACCGCCGTCTGCTGTTTTTGGTATGCCGATACATCTTTCATTTTTGAATTTACTGTTTTTATATCCGTCTGCATTGTTTTCATTACATTGGATACATTCTTGAAAGATTGTGAAAAGTTCGGTCCAAGTGCTGCACCTAACTTAAAAACCAATTCGTATGTTTTTGTTGACGCTGCCACCTTGCACCTCCTTTCGTGCATAATAAAAGCACCTTTGTATTGGTGCTTGTTTTCCCGGAATTTCTATTGTATTCTGTATATGTACTTACACATTAACTTTAATTGGAGGTGTTTCTATGAGTTTTGGTAATTGGGATACTCAAACTCACGATAGCGTAGACCAATTAAAGCGTATATGTTCCGCACGGAAAATATCCGCTAATAAAATTGTTGTTGATTCAAGTAATCAAACCGCTATTGTGTACGGCTCTGCTGCCACCCCCTATAACGTAACTCTCAATCATTGTGATTGTGGAGATTTCGCCGTTAGGGGGTTGCCATGCAAGCACATTTACCGCCTTGCCCTTGACCTCGGTTTTCTCTCTGAATTGCCTGCGTATAGCAAAGAGTTGGCAAAAGAGGTTGATTTTGACAAGGAAATAGAGCGGTATCATGCCTTGTATGTTAATGGTGCTTTATCTGCTGAAAACTATGTTAAATTGGCAGAAACCATTAGCAAACTTAAAGCATAATTGTTTTTTATTCCATTTCGGCTAGGGTGCTTCCAACGCCCTAGCCGTTTTGTCTATCTTCTTTTTCCTCTTCTACCATTTCGTTGTATTCTGCTATCCAAGAGTTTAATTGTCTTGTGGTAAGGCTTAACCAAAATTCAATACTTGTATGCGTTGACTTTGATAGCAAAATACAGTTTCTTCTAATCCATTTTCCGGGTCTTAATCTGCCAAACCCGCTTTTAATAAAAAATCTCTGCTCATATTTTTTATTTTTCCAAAATCACGGATAGGCAAATGCTCAATCATATCGCTTCCTACTCCTGCTGCTCTTGCTGCCAACTTTGACAGATAAGATGTAGATACCTCCGGAGAAATCGCAATCTGTCCTACTGCTGCCATTTCATCTTCAATGGCAATCATGTCTGTACCTAACAATTTTTCATAGTCAAATTTTAACTCGTTATATGTCTTTCCCTCCCATTCAAAGGGTTTTGATAACCTCAATGTCTTTCTTGTGTCCGAATCGGTCACTTTTTCCTTTTCTGCTTCCTCTGCTGCCTGTAACGCTGTCTTTTCGTTCATTTCTGCAATCTTCGTATCTTCCATTTTTGTTTTACCTCCACTTGGATTTAGGCATAAGAAAAGCACGGTTTCCCGTGCCTGCTCCTATGCCGTTTCTTTTTACTTTTTAACTCTTTCCTAACTCTTTCCTAACGCTTTCCGTACCGCTTTCAAATAATCCGTACCATTGACATAATAGATGTAGTTAAGAGGGTCAATCTCCAACTTTTTCTTTCCGTCAATGTAGGTTGCGTAATACGATACGGCATATTCTCCGCTAACCTCCGCTGCACTCGCTGTAGCAACCTTTCCGGGGTTTAATTTCTTCGGTGTCACTACAAGAATGTGTTTAACAGGCACAACATTCGTTGTACCCTTTGTTGTGTCCTTTTCCTGCTGTGCTGCTCTAAGGTCAATCTTGTGCTGCCTTGGCTCGTGCAGTTTAATAGCGTTTGGCTGAACGGTGCGGAAATTAAGCGTGAGTGTCATTGCTTCGATAGCACCCAAAATAACACTTTCAAGTTTTCCGCCGATACCGGCCCCGCTGATTTCCTCCGTAATATTTGAGATTTCCGGCAATGTGACCTCTGAAATTCCTACAAACTCTGTAGCGTCCTCGTATACCGCAAATCCAATAACAGTTTCATCAATCTTCGGCATTTTCCCTTACCTCCTGTTTTTATTCTGAAAACAATGATTCAAGATAACTTGCATCATACTCAAGCACAAAATCTAACTCTTTCGCCGGACTTGGCGGAGTTAAATAAATGTGGAAATTGGCGATACCCGCCATTAAATCCGTTTCCGTGTTCTCTTCCTCGGCAAACTCAATACGCCCGCCTAAAATCTTTTCCTCTGCCATAAGTCCGTTAAGCCAAAGGTTAAGACTCTGCACTACCGATTCAATTAAGCGGGTTTTAAGTCCCCTGTCTACCTTAGACCACACGGAAAGGATTACGCTGTTTGCCACCCATTGAAACATACGGCTCACGCAATAGAAATAATCTGTCACGTCCGTATTCGCCGGATAGCAAGCCGTTTCATTTCCCCACGACACGAAACCACCGATAAGGTTTAACCCTGTGATAATTCCGTTTCTGTTAAGATAGTTCGCCTGCACAAGGTCTAACAAAACCTCTGTGCCGTCCGCTAAAACCATGCCGTCAATCTGCAAGGTCTTGTTACTTGCCGATTCGCACGGAGAGCCACCGCCCAAATCCTCTGTAGCGTCTGTGAGTGCCATTAACCCGGCAAGGTGTGTAGAGTAGTGGTATTTCTTTCCGCCAAGCGTAAGCATAGGCCACCCTAACAACTCCGTAGGCTGACTAATGTTGTGCTTGGTTTTCCACTCCACCGCTTCCGTGTATGTGGTTGCTTCCGTTGTGTCAACATCAAGAATAACCTTTGCCTTGAAAAGTCCGTTGATGTTCTCGGCTTTTGCTGACATAACCGCTGCTACCTCGCTGTCACTCGAAAAGTTCGGTGCAAGCAGCAATGTAGGCACAACCCGGAATTTCGGAAATACTGAATCTACCAACTCAAAGCCTTTGTTTTTCTTTGTGTTTGTATCGTATCCGCCGATAACGTCCGCCTTTGTAACCTTGTTCGGTGCTACCTCGTTATATTTGACGTTAAGTTTTGCGTTATCCTCCGCAATCTTTCCGCCCTCAATGCGTTCAAGCCTTAATACACCGTCTGTATATAAAAGGTCG